ATGCCAACTAAAACAAAACAAGATCCAGAGATTCAAGTAATTCTCGCAGCTATCCCAGCTCTGAAAGACGGCCGCTGGCTGATCAGCTTTGATCATGAGGGCAAAATACATACAAAGCCGGTGCCGCCCGATGCTTGCGTGATGACCAAAAAAGAGATGCTGGAAGCGATCAATAAAGGCATGGTACTGGATACCAACATGCTCGCAGAATTTGCAATCGCTACCGTTAATAACCTTAAATCGCGATGCGATTACGTCAACAGCCTGCGGCCGGTGAATGAAGTCTAACGAATGGCGGGACAATGCATCAGTTAATCCGCCCATTCTAAAAGATATGGAAGTAAGTCAAAGTAGGGTATAGAATATTTTTAACGGGTGAGCTGTGGAAATTTCGGAGTCCACAGACTTGGGTGTTAAGCACCGATGGATGGAGGGACGTCCGGCCTCCCGCCCGTTGCAGTTTTGAGCGAATCTGGTTGTTTCCAATGGGAACGGTTGATTGCGATTACGCCATCATGATCCGGTTCGAATCCGGCGCCGGTTTTGCTCTTCTTTTATGCGGGTGAGCTGTAGAAATTTTCGGAGTCTACAGAAACGTTTCCATGATTCGTTGATGGAGGGACGTCCGGCCTCCCACCCGCTTCTCAATCAATTTCAATTCATATTCCTGAATCTTTAGGGCGGACATCTTTCCGCCTTAACTCCACTCATACAGCTTGGCATTATGCAGAGGGTTAGTTAACAATGTAAAACGTACACACGGCACTAAGAAAGACACTGGCAAACCTTACGATATGTACATTATTACTGTCAGCCTTCCAGTTCAGAACATTTCACAAGGAACTTATAACCAAGAAGGCTACGGCACTGACCCTGCAACCATGGAATTAGATCCAGCAATATTTCATCACTTCAAAAACCTCAAAGATCCTACCTATCTTGACCTGACCATTGAGCAGGTTCTTCACTTTGGTGAAATCAAAAATATGGTGGTTGGAGTTTCAAATGTTCAACCTCAGCAAGCTCCAAAAGTTGCTTAATCGGATAGTAACACTAGTCCGTTCATTCCCAATTTGGGAAAAATTGATATCAAATTGATACCCGGTTAAGGACATGGCCAATGAAATCTTTATCGATTGGATCACCATTTCTCAGTTACATACGACTGACGAACAACTCCCAGTCTATTGCAACGGAGTCATCGTCAATTATGACGCCATCGGCAATGCGCGCCATGAAAGAGTTTGCCCCGCGTCTTTTCCGGGATCATTTGAAACAAGTATCAGGCTTAAAAGTGACGGTAAGCATGTATCACTCTCAGGAAACGTCGGCAGGTTTTCTCGCAAAGACAATCTGTTCAACCTGGGATGGCAACAAACCCTTGAAAAAGCTAATCGAATTTGCCTGGCTCGAGGCTTACCAGCTTTTACTCCCGGAAGAATGGAGTCTTCAGCGCATATCACAGAATCATTGGGTGCGCGAGTATCTCGTCTGGACATCACCTGTAATTTTGCGACGGGTTCAGAATCACAAGCCAGAGCACTTATCCGATGGCTTGCCAATCGATCTGTATCCAGAATGAAGAAAGGCCGGGCAGGGGATGAGTCAGTCTGGTGGGTCAATACCCGCCACATGCTCAAAGCCTACATTAAGCACATTGAAATGTTAAAGCACGGGTGCGCTGAAGATGATCCTGCTTATATCTGGTGCAAAGAACAAGGAGTAGTGCGCGTGGAAATCGAACTTAAAAAACGCTTGCTGTTTGATGAAGGCTTGAATCGGCTGGAAAACATCACGGATGAGAAGCTCATCAAGGTATTTCACGATGAAACGGAAATTTTCAATCGCGTGGATCGCAGTGACGAGCCGGACATTCTAGATGCTATTCCACCTAAAAGCCGTGTTTATGCCTCTGCATGGTTGGCAGGGCAAGACCTTAGAAATCTGTTGAGTAACGGTACGTTATACCGGCACGCAAAAATACTCAGAGAGTACGGCATTGACATTCTCGAACCGCGCAATGTCGAGCAATTCCCTGTGAAAGTACAGATTGTTGAACTTAAGCCCTTGGCCAAGCCTTCCTGGTACAGCCTGGAAGACGATCATCCACACTTAAAAGTAGTAGGTGAATAAATGAACCAAATAACAGGTTACGACTTACTTTCAGAAAACCATAAGCGCGAATTCAACCGTCTAAAAGCGCTACAAACTGAGCAAATCAAACTTTCTGCAACAGGCTCTAGGAAAAGAGTATTTACCAGACAACATCAAGTAATGATGAACAAGTACTTTGAAATGATGGGTTATTTATTTCAAACCAGAAAACTATCTTAAAGGAGCAATCAACATGAGAGCAATCACTAACCTTACCTTATTTCTTGGTTCCATGTTTCTATCAGGTGCATTCGTGTTTATCTGGGGCATGTATTTCTAGATTTCAGCCTATACGCTCGCTGGGGCGTATGGGGTGCAATTTCGCACCGTTTCACTAACTGTTAAGGAGTATTAATTATGTATCTCGTATCAAAAATGCAAGCTTATGTGGTTTTCCTGCTGTCCTTGATGCTTGGCTGGCTGATGCAGCAAGCGTTAATGATTGCTAACTACATTAACCAGCTTCGCCTGATGTTCAAGGCAAAGCTGGCCTTGCTTGTGACTTTTGCTGCTTTTGTTGTAACAAATTTCTTTGCTTCAGTCGCTCACGCAGCTGTACCCGCATCAGTAACTACTGGCATTGGCGATGCTGTTGCTGACGTTGGTGCCATCGGTGCTTTAGTGATGGGCGTGATTGTCGCGATTGTAGCATTCGTTTGGTTAAAACGTGTTCTGAGCGGCAAGTAAGCATCATGGGCTACCGTTACAAAAATCTGTGCCTTGACACTGTCGAGCAATTGCATGAAGTCATCGCGGCAGATTGTCCAGTAATTACAATTGACGGTAGCTCATCAATCAAATGCACTCCAACAGCAACAGAAATATTACTGACTGTTGAAGCTATCCCAACCACTGGCACAACCAACCAGCAAACTTACATACCTGAACAAATAGCCTGCGATACAGCGCCAGTAATTGCTGATGTCATCGAATTAAGCTGGCTTGTGGTCGGCGTATGGGTTGCAGCCTGGACAGCTAAGAAATTATCAGACGTTCTCAAAGGAAGGCCATGATCACACTCTACGAAATAGCAGTCTTTATCGCGATTATAGGTGGCGTATGGATATTACTGCGAAGCTAAAACACCTGGTGTTTTACCTGTTGTTTTTTCTATTTCTAATGCCATCTGAATCTTTTTCTCAATCCGCACCTGTGGGCTCTGTTGACTTGGCCGGCTGGATAAAAGGCACTGATGGAACCTATTCAAAAGCATTTCCAGACAACACCAGCACCAGAACAGCCGTAAACAATATTCTAACCAGCTCACAACAAGCGTTAGTACAAACATCAAAAGGCATCCAAACATTTGATATAGACAGATCTTCTACAGCTGATATTGCAAGATTTGGAAAGGTTGTAAGGGGATTAGCTGTTGTAGCTGGTCCGGTTGGTATGGGTGTAACTGCCGCTGCGCTGGTTTGTGAACTGACAACCATTTGCAATCAGGCTGGTCAGTGGATGATGGGAGCCACCGATCCTTACCCTACATTACCCAATACATACCCTTTAAGTGATGGAAGCTGGACAGGCTGGAATAATGTTAGCTTTCCTAATCCTACATCTGGTTGTTCTTATCAACCAAGGCTTGATGCCAATGTTGCACAGGGTGCGGTATTCCATCACATTGAACAGATAGATGCGGCTAATTATAGATGTTATGCCACCCATCCAAGCTACGGCTCCACTGTTTTCTATGCGTCCAATACATCTAAATTAACAGGCTGTGCATCCCAATATACGCTAAACACCTCAACATCCACCTGTGAAAAAACCGGATTGACACAGCCACACGTTGCAACATCATCAGATTGGGACGCTAAGCAACCGCTCTTAAATGATGTTCGTTTCATGGGCGAGCTCATGGACAAGTTAGCTGATATACCGATTGGCTTACCGACCATGACCAATACGCCAAAGAAGGTCATATCAGAAGATACCACAGTAACCAAAGATCAGAATGGCAACGCAACAGGAAGCAAAGTAACCACCACTGAAGCTGAAATAGTCGACGCTGCAACCGCTGAAAGTCCGGGGCGTGTCATCGTCAAGGAAAAAACCACTGTCAGCAATTACGACATCAACAATACGCTCATCAATAGCACTACATCCACCAGCTACACTAATCAGCCACCACCAGACAAGCCATCCGAACCGATCACCATATCATTTGATGATGTTCCGGATTCTGACATTGAACAGGAAGAAGTAGATGCCGATCTTGAAACGCCTGAATCGTGGGGTGATGGTTTTTGTCCTGCAGATGAAACAATTAACTATCACTATGGAACGCTAACCTTTGATTTTCAGCCAACTTGTGATTTTGCGATTGAAGTTAAACCAGTTCTTCTTTTCATAGCTGCAATATCAGCCATGTTCATTATTTCAGGAGTAAAGGTTGAATGAATATCTTAGCACCATTAGGCGAATTCCTTGACCGTGTAATAGGCCCATTAGCCAAGCGTGTTTTATCTTCGCTTGGCCTCGGTTATCTCAGCTATCAAGCGGTAACTTTAATCATGGAACAAGCCATTCAATTTGCCAAAGAACACTATTTAGGGCTTCCGAGTGCGGTACTCGGCCTTGCAGGTTTAGCAGGAATCGGGGAAGGCTTAGGAATCATATCCGCAGCCATGCTTTTTCGCGTTGGATTCAATGCACAACGTAAAGTGATAGGGGTTCTAAACAAATGAGTATCACATTGATTACAGCGGTACCAGGCGCCGGAAAAACCATTTATGCAGTCTGGAACATCCTTAAGCCTGCGGTAGAAGCAGGCAGAACCATTTACACGGCTGCAATACCGGAACTCAAGCTTCCGACCATTCGCAAAGGCTATAAAGACATCCGTAAGTGGCACGAGCGCGAATATATAGAAATCGCCAACGAATACCAGCAAGATCTTCCAGAAGATGAGATACCTAGCAAGCTTTTAAATTTTCAGGAAGGCTCTCTTATAGTAATAGATGAAGTTCAAAACCTATGGCCTTCTGGCGGCAGCAAAGAACCGTCAGAAGATATTACTTACTTAACCAAGCACCGTCATCACGGCCTTGAAATTGTGCTGATTACGCAAGCTCCTCAACTAGTCCATCAAAAAGTGCTCGCAGTCGTCGATAAGCATTTGCATATTCGTAAAAGCTGGTTTGGCAGACAAATATTCGAGTGGCCTGAATACTGCTCAACCACACGCGCAGTCAGTAGTCGCATGAGCGCAGTCAGAAACAATTACAAGTTGCCTAAGCAAGCCTATGGTCTTTACCGATCTGCATCGATGCACGTCACGCAAAAAATGACGGTTCCCATCTTCGCTTACCTGATACCGCTCATTATCGTATTCGTTGGCTACTTTGCCTATAAGAGCTATCACTCAGTGATGGATAGGGCAAAGCCTAATCAAGAAACTACTTTAATTGCGGAAGAAAAAGCTTTAGAAAAAACTTTAACACCAGAAAAAGCACCACAAACACCGCAGCCAGCACAGCCTGTTCATGTTCCACAGCCTGTAAGGACGATTAATTATGTTGTATCTGATCAAGTCGATTGGTCGAAGGTTGGCGGCTGTTTATCCAATGAAACACAATGTATCTGTTACGGCCACAATGCAGAGCGTTTAGTCGTACCTAATGAAACTTGCCGAATAGGTGCTAAGCATGGCTGGCCTGGAAAACAATCATAA